TGGTTAAAAAAATGTATCAGAATCCTAGCGGTGGTTTAAATGAAGCTGGTAGAAAATATTTTAAACGTACAGAAGGATCTAATTTAAAAGCTCCTGTTAAATCAGGTGTGAACCCAAGACGAGTTTCTTTTGCTGCAAGATTTGGTGGCATGAAGGGATCTTTATTATCTAAGTCAGGAAAACCAACACGTCTTAAGCTAGCTTTGAAGGCTTGGGGTTTTGGATCTAAGGAAGCTGCAAGAAACTTTGCGGCAAGGCACAAGAAGAGTTAGCCTTGGCTAAACGAAAAGAAATATTAAAGAGCTGTGGTAACTGCCACATCTGTGGTAAGGAACACATGAGTAATGAAGGTGGATGGATTATCAATGCTGAGAAACTTAATTTCTGTCATTCAATAGAGCATAGTTGCTATGAGATATACTTTAATAATGTGCGTACCAAAGAGAAACAAGCACTTGTCAATAACAATGAAAATGATAAACGTATGAATATGTACATTGAGTACTTAAAGAAACAAAAATGCAAACATAAATATCAACATGAAAAAAAATAACAAAAAGAAAAAAGGTTTCCCAGATCTAACTGGTGATGGCAAAGTTACTTTCAAAGATGTGTTGAAAGGTAGAGGCATTATTGGTAATGGAAAAAAAGGCAAATCATTAATGAGTAAATAATATGGATAAATCTAAATATCATAAAACAAAAGAAGGTAAGACAGCTCGTAAGGGTTTGTATTACAATATTAACAAACGTAAAGAAGCTGGTACATCAAGATCTAAATCTGAATCTACTATATCTAAAAAGTCTTATAAGAGTTTGTTATCAGGATTTAAAAAGTAATCACTTAACAGTATCCATTACATATTGGTATCTGTTCCAGATGATATGATCTGGCTGCCAGAAATGTTCCTTATTCATTTTCATTCTAACATGATGGATCATTGTAGTATGATCCCTGTTACCTAAGATAACTCCTATCTTTGTAAATGGCATAGAGTACTTATCTCTTAGAACATTTATTAATATGGATCGTGCAATTACTGCAGCTTGTATTCTAGTCTTTGCAGTTATATCATTTACATTTACACCTAATTGATTTGCAACGATTGCTAACATCTCTTTAACATTCTCAGGTACAACCACATCATTGATCGTTACATACTTAACAACTTCTTTAACTACTGTTTGTTTGTATCTGTAATTGTTTCTAAAAAATTGTCGTGCCAATTTATATCCAGTTCTAAATCCTGTACGATAAATCTTTCTTTCTCTGTCATCTAAGTTAGCGAAACTATTAAATGAGTATCTTAGTTTAATTTCCTTTTTGAACTCTTTTGGTGTCATGGTAATTATCTACTTTCTGTCTTATGCTAATTGAATTAACTCTTATTGATCTGATCTTAACTTTCATAAACAATCCTGTTTTATCTGGATCAATGGCATGTTCTGCTGTGTCAAATTCTTCTACATAAGTAAAAAAACATTCACACTTTTTTAATCTAACAACTTTCATTATCTCTTTCCCTGTCTTATTTGCTTAGTCATCTTGCAATAGATAGCCAGATCATCATAGCTGTCAGCTTTATATCTCTTGGTGCAACGATATAGTTTAAGTGCCATCATTAAATGTCCCACATCTTCTGGGGTTAGTGCAGTCTTAATCTTATCAAACAATACGATAGAGAATAGCTCTGCAAGTAATGCAAAGTTTTCTTGGTAATCACCATACTGTTCTTGGCGATCCTTTATAATTTTCTTTTGTATCTTTTCTTCAATGTCAATGAAGTCGTCTTTGTGCGTCATACATCCTTTGTTGTTTACTCTACCCCTAGGGACAACGAAAGGGTAGGCATGACTGCCTGATGAAACCCTAGGGATAGAATTAATAATAGTGTTACCTACTATTAGTAGTTACGATTACCAAAAGATTTATTGCTTGTAAACGCCTTCTTTTGAAAGCCTCCAGCTTTAAATCCAGGTTGTTTGTTTTGTGTCGCTTGTGCTTCTTTCTTTGTTAGGATGACAGTGTATCCACCTGTTGGATTACCTTCTATGTCAGTCCCATCAAAAGCTGCGTAATCATACCATTCATTATTGATTGACACATTCATCTTCCAATTTTTTCCCTCAGGAGCTTTTGGAGAATTAGGTGCAACAAATACTGGTTGATTGTCGCCTGGCTTTTTATTTAAGTTAGGAACAAGATTTAAGTATATCTTGCTCTTTGGTTGGTCGTTCATTTATACCTCATTTTGAGTTGTGATCTCATCACGCTTACTATTAAATTTATTTAAAATAGAATCGTAAGTGGATTGATCTTTTATTTTTATCTGATTTAGAAGATCTTTATTAGCACGCCACAGGAAATCTAACTTCGCTGTATGCGGTGCATAATGTACCTTCTTTATCAGTTCATTAATTGTACTTTCATCATATCTAATATTGGCTGATGATGTACCTTTAGTATTCATAGGCTGTACTGGGATCTCAAGATCCTCATACTCTTCCTTTGACGTTACATCTTCAAGAAGAATACCCATGAATGATAAAGCTCGTGTGATTGCAAATGTTTCAGCTATCTCTAAATAGCCTGGCTTATCTCTGTATTGTTTAGAGTAGCCTGTTGCAATAATATGTTCTGGATCTGATTTAGTTATAATACATTTCATTATAACATAACGATCAGAGTGTTCTTGTATTACACAATTAATACCAAACTCAGTGCCAAATACTTCTCTAAAGTATTTAATCTTTGACCAAGCTGATACTGTTTTCTTACCATGTTGATTTATGTATGTGCCATTGGCTGCACACAAATCATTAACTTGTTTTATTTTTTCTTTCATTGTTTCCTTTATGTTGTTTTATAATTACAAGAGTAAGAGAATACCTCCTTAGACTTGTAGTATGTGCTTGTCTTGTTTCTTGCTGTACTGAACTTGCTTGTGTGTACATAAGTATGCTTATCAAATAAAGCATCACACAAACGAGGATCAATCTTATCTACTTTATATTCGTATGTATTGGCTGTGCCATTCATAAGAATAATTGTAAGTATAATTTTCATTTTATAATAATATAAAGTGTTAAAAAAAATGTAGTGAGTATAAATAATTTTAGTAGTTTTTTAGTTATAAATATATCTCTCTGTAATTTTTTTCTTTTTAATAATGTTTCATCCACAAATTGTTGTCTAATCTTTTCGTGTTGTTTATGATAATAATTTATATCCATATTTCTACACATTGTCCCAAAGTGATGCAGCTTTGCGAACATAAATGTCTTGGATGTCCCGCCACATAAAACCAGAAAAATCTGGTGGTGGAACAAGTTTTGCCATCTCGTAAGGATTACCTTTGCAAAGATAAACTAAGTTCTGTCTAATCTTAGCTGTGATTAAATCTTGCTGCACTAAGAACTCCATGTACTCAGGTGTAAGCAATTCACAAGTGTCAGGTGTAAAGATGTTATAACTATCTTGATTGACATAAAGTAAGTGAGGAGTTTTCTTTGTTGCATACCAATAGAAAGCACATTGACGTACATGATTAACATCAGGTTGCTTTGGTAAATAACCTTTAACCCAACTAAACCCTGCTTTAGTATCTGACTTTCTTTTTGATCTGTGTTTAGTCTTTAACTCAACTAATTTAGTTCCACTCATTTGTTCGTAATCTATTCTGCCAATCTTTGCTAAGACAATATCTTTAAACTTATGTGTGCAATATCTTTCACTTGCTAAATCATCTCCAAGTTTTAAATCTGTTAATGCGTTGCAAGTTATCTTAATCATATCCACTAAATAATTTTTAGTATCTTGATGTTGCTCTTTATCCATTTCATTGTGTGCCTGGTATTTATCATACTCAGCTAATTCTTCTTTGATGATAGTATCTAAATCTTTTTTCTCAATGAGCATTTTCTTTTCTGCTTCATACATATATTTAGAAACATATCTTTGCGAAGCTCTACCAATGGATACACCAGCAGTCATACGATAACTGATGTTCATTAATCTTCTATCCTCTTGTGTGAAGTGGCAATATCTTACGATCCAATCTGAATTAGATAATGATTCTTGTGAGGGTGAGCTGTGATCCAAACCTAGCTTAGCATAG